GTAGCTTTTACAATTACTTTATCTGAAAGTGCTACAGCTTCAGAATTTGGTGGTGGTGGAGATAGTGTTTTAGAAAGACCTGTAAAAGCTACATCAACAGTTAATTATGGTTCATCAGGAAGCAGAATAAATCTACCAACAGAAATACGATGATAGATAAATTAAAAGCAAACAAATATATTGAATCTAAATTAAATGAGCCTTTTGCATGGGGTACTAACGATTGCAATACATTTATTGTTGAATACTTTGATAAGGTATTAGGTACAGATTTATTAAAAATAATTTATCAAAAATATTCTACAAAAAAAGGTGCAATCAAATTTCAAAAAGAATTTGCCCAAAGAATATCAGGCAGATGTTTGGAATTAGGCATGAAAGAATATCATCCTAGTAAAGCTATATTTGGCGATATATTAGTTAAACATAATGAAAATTGGGATTCATGTCATATTTGTATTGGTAGTAAAATGGCATCTGTAGATGAACAAATAGGTACAGCAATTTTGCCAATATCTGATTTTAACGATTTTGATTCTGCATATAGATTTAGCAATGAAAATTAGAAACATAATATTTTTTATATCAGCTTTATTTTTTACAGGTAGTGTTTTTGCTTTACCAGCATTAGCACCTGTATTCGCTAGTATTGGTGGTGCTGTTGTAGCTTCTCTTGGAATAACTGCTACAGTTGCTACAGGTACATTAATAGCTATAGGTGTGGCAACAGTAGTTGTTGGTGCTTACGCTGGAAGTCAGTTGCTAGGTGCTATGAAAATGGACTTTCCTGATGATATGTCCGCACAAGCAAGTTCAGCTTTAGCAAATCAACAAGGCTCAACCAATCCTTTACCTGTTATTTATGGCAAAAGAAGGGTGGGTGGTACACCAATTTTTTATCATGTATCAGGCGCAGATAATGAGTTTCTTCATGTGGTTTATGCAATTGCAGAAGGCGAGATACAAGGTGTAAGCCAAGTGTATTTAAACAACGATGAAGTAAATACACCGCCTGATTTATATGATACTTCTCTGACAGATGTAATTATCAACGAAGGAGAAGGTGGAAATATAACTCACTTTCCTACTGAAAATATTCATAAACCAAAATATGAACCTACAGTTAAATATGAAATATACAATGGCACAACAACGCAAACAGCAGATCGTGATTTAATTTCAGAAACTAATGGTGCTTGGACTTCATCCGATAGATTACAAGGTGTGGCTTACGCTTATGTTAGATTTAAGTTTGAACCTGAAGTATTTGGTAATACAGGAATACCGCAAGTAAATTTTGATGTCATTGGTAAAAAAACAAGAAGCACAACATCAGGTGGAACTACATACAAGGTATTTAGCGATAATCCAGCAGATTGCATTGAAGATTATTTGACCAATACAATTTATGGCAGATCAATACCAAGTTCACAAATAGATTCAACATCATTTACTACTGCAAGAAATATTTGTGATACCGAAGTTACAGTAGGTGGTACAACGCAAAAAAAATATACCTGTAATGGCATATTAAATACGAATAACAAAGCCTTAGATAATATTGAAAAACTTCTTACATCTTGCAGAGGTT